CCTCGCTGATCGACGCCACCGCCGACAATTTATCGCCGCCGCTCAGCGTCCCGGTCCGCAGCCGCTCCGTGAACTTCAGCGTCTGCTCGATGCCCACCGCCACGCCCGTCCCGCCCGGCAGTGAATAAACCTTGATCTCTCGCAGCCCAAATGGCTTGTCACCGTAAGACATGTCAGTCCTCCTCAGTCCTCAATAGTTTTGTGTTTGCGGCGCGGTTTTTCCAGTGCAGGACTGTCCGTCGCCGCAGAACCGGACAACGCCTGATCGATCACGGCCTGCACGATCTCCTCGGCCGTGTAACTCGACAACAAGGGTTCGTCGGGCGACAGCGCAAAATCCGGCCGCGGATACGTCAACAGGTTCGCCGCGACGGCCAGATTATCCACCGTCGCCGTGTAACCGTTCTCCGCCGACCACCTGAACCGATCGACAATCCGCTCGCCAAACGCCCGCAGATAAACAATCCGTACACTCGTGATGGTGATCATCCAGCCTCCTAACTCCCTCTCCCTTTTAGGGAGAGGGCTGGGGTGAGGGTTACCCAACCACCCTCAGCAAATCTTCCGCCACGTCGCCCCACGTGCGCCCGCTCAACCACTGCGCCGCCTCTTTCCCGAACTGCCTGGCCTCGCTCGGATGCTCAATGCACCACCGCATCCTCACGATGCACGCTTCCACGTCCGGTTCCACCCACTCCCCGATCGTCCCCGCGTCCCACCAGCCATACGCCGCCGGTGAGAACCTCGTGATCGGGATCGGCAGCGCCCAACGTTCGCAATCGACGGCCAGGCCGCCGTGGTTGGTTGCGATCACCGGCAGCCCCGTCGCGGCCGCCTCGCGCGGCGGCAGGCCCCACCCCTCGCCGCGCGATGGAAACACAAAACAGTCCGCGCGCGCCAGCAGCGATCGCCAGGCGTAGCGATCGAGTTTCCCGATCAGCGCCTTCACGTTCTGATCCGCGAACTTCGGATTGCCCGGCAGCGCCTCGCGGAAGTGCAGCACCAGCTGCACGTCCGTGCGATCGCCGAACGCCAGCCGGAACGCGCGATACGCCACGTCCCATCCCTTGCGCAGGTCCGGCGTGCCTGACCACACGAACGTGTACACCTCTTTGTCGATCGCGCGTTCGATCGGGAAGTAATCGTCGAGGTTCAATCCCAACTCGACCACGGCGATCGGCTTTGTGATCCCGTTCGCGCGGAACATCTCCGCGCACCACTCGCTCGGCGTGACCAATTGGTCGCACCGCCGCTCGATCGCCTCCGCCCAGCCCGCCGGCAGCCGCGTCGCCTCGAACATCGTGTAGCCGGCCAGCGTCCCCGCGTCGATCAGCGGATACCACCTCGGCACGCACAGCGCCAGCGCCGCGCCGGGCCGCACGTCCCAATACCGCAGATCTTCCTCGTCCTGTTGGGGCAATCCCTTGCGGTTGCCCTCCGGCGGACGCATATCCATCACGTGAACCTCCGGCTGCAGCGCCCTCAGCGCCCGCCCGATCTCGATCGTCGCCTCCCCGTACCCATCCAACGGCTCGAAAAATCCCAAAAATGAGAGCGTCATGCTTATCCCTTCTTAAGGCCTCTTTTCGATGTGCTTGAATTCATTCCCGATCCCCGATCCCTGATCCCCGATCCCCAATCCCTGCTTTCTCACCTCAACCGGTACACCTCAAACCGGCTCACATCCATCGAGCACTGCAAGCCCTGATCCTCTTCGTCGTGGATGTCGTTCGCGTGCCGCACCTCCCACACCCGCTGCCCGCTCAACTTCTGCCGGTGCAGGTCCACGTACACCTTATCCAGCGCCGCCACGATTGTCGCGTGCCCGCTGCGCTGATACCCGAAGATGCTCACCATCATCCGGCTGCCCGTCCGGTGCGGCGGAATATCCGCCTCCCCGTCCACCTTGATCAGCAGGCACGGCAGGATTTCCTTGTTCGCGTCGAACGCCGCCGGCGCGCTCTGCCGCGTAATCTCGCCGATGTCCTCCGCCGCATAAATTCCGCCCGTCACCAGCGCCGTCAGAGAACTATCAGCAGCTAATAGTGATTTGATGCTCTGCGCGATCGTCGTCATCTCTCACCACTTCGCACTTTAGTCACTTCCCACTTCGCACTTCCCACTACCCACTATACGGATCCCCAAACGCCCACTCCGTCAAATCCTGCGCCAGCCTCATCTTCGCCAGACTCACCAACGGATCGCCTCCGATCGCGCTCGCGTACCCGTCCATCTCAGGCCACGCCTGCGATCCGTCCATCCAGCCGCGCAACTTCGTCGTCAACTCCTCCGGCTTAATCAACACCGCCGTCTTGTAACACAGGCACTGCACGTGAATCGGCAAACTGATCGTCCCCTTCGGATACACCCCCCCGCCCTTCGGCCCGCCGGCCACCACCTGGTCGCACTCGTCGTCCACCGGATGCCCGCTGCTCAAATGAATCTGCTCTTCCTGCACGAACGGCAGCGCTTGCATCACCCGATCCGTCGCCATGTGGTGGATCGTCTGAATCTCATTGCGCGCCAGGCGCAGCGCCTTATAAGCCACGCCCTGCCCCTTGCACTCCGCCCCGCTATACAACCCCGTCCGCCGCCCGCCGGCGATCTCTTTCTTGGTCAGCTTGTACAGCCGTGTCCGCGTCCATCTCGGACAACCCTGTGACGCGCCGAGGTATTGCTCCAACTGCTGCGCGATGTCCCACGCGCTCGCCCCGTTCGCCGCGCCGGTATAGATCACCTGGTCGATCCCCGCGCGCGACGCATGATCGAGGTTCCAGATTCGTGTGCTCAGCGGAATGCCGTCGGCATACACCCTCTGATAAGCGGCGTCGAGCACCGCCTGGTGCTGCGGATTGAACACGTACTCGAGCGTGCTGCTGCGCCCCTCCTCGATCGCCCGTTGTGCCTTCTCATATTGCGGCAGAAAAAACCGATCGTGCAGCACCGCCCATGTCCCGAACGGGATCGCCGCCGCAGTCCTCAACCACTCCGTCAGTGCCGCGTTCCACTCCTTGTACGCCGCGATCCAGATGCGCTGCGCCGCCTCGTGCGCCCGGATCAGCCCCAGCCCGTCCAGCGTGTTCGATGAAGCGTGTTGGATCACCGCGGCCCGCATCTTCGTCGATGCCTCTGCAAAAATCCGATGCGTCTCCCCGATCGAGTACAGGTGCAGCCGCGCCAGCGCCATCTGCTGCGTCTTCCCCACCTGCCCGATCGAAATATCCCCGATCGTCTTCCCTGCCGCTTCCGTGATCGTCGTCATCAATCCCACTTTAGACACTTCCCACTTCTCACTTTAGACACTTCCCACTTCCAACTTTAGTCACTTCCTTGCGCCGCCAACCGCTCCACGTCCCCGCCGCCCAGCACCACCTGGCTCAAATCCACGTCGGGAATGAACTGCCCGATCAGCGTCAGGATGATCTGATCGTCCAGCCCGAACGCCCGCAGCCGCAGGGCCGCGTCGGATAGATCGCGCAGCATCGTCGGCGTCAACACCTTCCGCTTGGCCCAGGCCAGCGTATAATCGGCGCTCTCCGGCAGGATGCCCGCCAGCAATAATTGCAAATCGATTACCGGCCGCACGATCTCATCCTCCACCCACTTCGTGATCGTCGGCAAATCATCGTCGTATTGTTCCTTTTGCTCGTTCAGGATGTCGCGGTTGAGGTCCTCCCCATACCCGATCAAACTCATCGGGATCGGCGAGGCCGTCCAGAACGATCGCAGGTGGTGCATCACGTCGCCGATCTGGTCGAGGTTCGCATCGCCCTGAATCGTGCTGATGCCGCCCTCTTTGTTGCTGAAGAAATCGATCTTCGCTGCGAACGGCTGATCGAGCGCCGCCTGGTTGAGCGTCTTGTAGCGCTCGATGTCGGCCTCGTCGCCTTCTACCACGTGGTGATACCGCATCCCCGCCCGCGTCTTGCGCCGGATCGCGATGTCGGTCTCGCCCTGGTCGAGCCGTCGATAGGCTTTCACCGCCTCCGCAAATAGCGGCGTCCCGTAGCGCTGCCCCTCGTCGTGCGCCCAGCGCGCGTGCACGATCTGCCACTGCGCAAACCAGATCGCCTCTTTCGGCGCATTCTGACCCATCCACAGTTGGTCCGACCACCAGAACGCCCTAAGCGGATCCGCGAATTGATCGAACACATCCGAGTTGCGCCGCATCTCCAGCGTCGGCTTGCGCGTCAATACCGTGATCTCCGCCTGCGCGTTGACCCCGATCTCCAGCAGCATGTCGCCGTCGCGCAGCGCCAGCCGCATCCAGTCGTCCAATCGATCGAGCATCTTCACGCGCGTGATCATCGCCGTGGCCGCCTCTACCGCGCGCGCATCCTGGCTCTGCACCTCGAACCCGCCGCGCACCGCGTCACGCGCCAGCGTCCCGATGATGCGTTTCACACGCATATCGCCGCGGTACATCTCGCGACACGCCTCGATAATGGCCGATCGCTCGCGCTCCACCCGGAACAACTCGGCCCCGTCGAACGGCCGCGTCGGCGTCGGATGCTCCTCGATCGTCGTCGGCGCCGCAGCCGGCTGCCGTTGCTTGAACAGGTTCGTGATGCGATCGATCAATCCCATAGCCGTATCATCCCGATCCCTGATCCCTGATCCCTAATCCCGGCTCACGTCTCATTCCACCCTCTCCGCCTGCGCCTGTGTCGCCGCCTGCCGGTTCGGGCTTACTTCGATCACGCGGTACAGCACCCCGCTCGCCGTGAACCGGTCCTCGACCTGAATGTTCAACGCCGGCGCGCCGAACACGATCACATGCGATCGATACTCCTGTGTCGGCCCGGCGTCGACTCGCTGCCCGCGTCCCGCGCCCAGCAACTCCAGGCGCACCGTCTGCGCGGCCAGCGTCGTGCTGCCCCGCCGGATCGTGATCGACACGTCGTTATCGTCGCGGATGATCACTGCATCCGCCTGCATCTGCGTCAAATCGTCGGCGCTCAGCATGTCTCTTTCCTATTTCCCCTTTGCATCTTTGCGGCTCACATGCGGTGTTCTTTCCCGTTGCGTGAGACATCTTTGCATGAGACCATTATCCTGCCGTCACGATATGCCCGCGATGCACGCGGATCGCATCCTCATACTGCCGCTCGTAACTCTCCGCCTGTGCGCGGAACTCCGCCGCCAGTTTCTCTTTGCTCACCCGCTCCTCGCCGATCGTATACTGCCACGCCTCGCGCGCCGCCGCCGTCGCCTGCAGCGTCAGCGCCTTGCTGGATGCCTTCAGCAGCACGATCGTCGCAATCTCCTCTGACATCACCGGGTAAGTCTCGCTCTCGTCAAGCACGTGCCCCGCCCCATAGCGCAGCTGTCGCGCCCCGCTATACGTCGGCGTCGGGACCAGCGTCAGCGTCAACCCCACGATCGTCTGCTGCTCGCTCCAATTCGGCGGCACCGGCACCAGGCCTGCCCCGGTGACGAGCACGCCGGCGCTCGCCAGCGGCATCGCCAGATCGACCCACTTCACGAAATCATCCGGTAACGTGTAATCGGCCTGCCCACCAACCACATTGATCGTCGTGATCTTAATCGTCGAGGCGCGCCGGTTGAAATCGTGCACCCCGTCCTTCACGCATTGCTCATATTGCCCGCTCGACGGCACGCTGTTCCGCGCCGGCACATCGGCGGTGAGACGACTGACGAGATCTGAAAGGTCCATAATCTTCGCTATCTAATGGCGGTTAGCTGTGCTACTCCCCTCCCCTTGTAGGGGAGGGGTTGGGGGTGAGGTTACTCCTCGTCCGATCCGGCATCCATCACCGATGCCGGGCGTGTCCCGCTCCGCCCGCGTCCCCGCGCCGGCTTGGGTGGATCCTCGCTCACGGCGCCGCTATCGCTCAGGATCGGCGGACTCGATTCCGGCCTGAGTGGCGGCGCGTTGATAGGCGCATCTTCCGTAGACGACAGCACCTTAAAGTATCCCGGATGCGCTTTCTCGGCTCGCTCCAGCGCTAGGGCCGTCACGGTGCGATGCTCGCCCGGATAGATGAACTGCCTGTTCAATGGCACGCCCCTCACGCCGATGTTTTTCACTGTGACCATGTGCCCTCCTAGTAGTCTTTGTACACCAGCTTGATGGTCGCGGTCACATCCTCATTCGTGCCCAGGCCCACCACGTTGATCGAATAACGCAGATACAGCCCGGCCAGCGGTATCTGTTGATATTTCGTGCCGTCCGCGGTGAACACCAGGGCATAGCTGCCCGTATTGATAGTGTCCGATACCCACGTAAACGAGGCGTCCGCCCAGTTCGTTCTGTCTGTGCTGAACTGTGGAGTGAGCGTGATGGCGGCTGTCCCCGACAGGTCGGTTGTCACAAACACGTCCGCCGTCGCATAGCCGCCCGTCTGGCTCACGTCCAGTCCGCTGATGGTTCGCGGACTCGCGCTGTAACTCACCGCATCGGTCGTGATCACCGTCGATGGATAGAGCGTGATCGACGTCGACCAGCGCGATACCCCGCTGGCATTCTCCGGCGTGCCCGGCCCGGTGCCCGACGCCAACACGCCGCCCACCAGGGTGGCGGCCATGAGAAGCGTCACCAATACGACTGCCAACACGCGCCCATTGATTCTGAAGTTCATGGTAATCCTCCAATTGGATGGACGGGGTGCGCACAGGCACCCCGTGACTAGAGATGACTTGACGACGCGCCGCATTAGCTAATGCGCACGTAGCTGCCCTTCTCGGGTACTGGCGCAACCGTCGCATTGTGCTCTTCCTCGTACCACTGCTCCGCCGCCAACAACTTCAACGTCGAAGTATCGAACGAGGGGAATGGCCCCTTCAGCACCATCGGGCTGAAGACGCGATAGGCGACCAGCTCCCGGTTCGCCACCAGGATGAAGTCGTCCGTGAACTCCGTCGTCTCAAACACCGGTAGGCCCTTCAGTCGTCCCACGTATCCCTCGGCGTTGATGTCTTGGTCGGGCCGCGCGCCGCTGGCCGTGAAATTCTCCCAGTTCGCGGCCGTGTCGCTCATGGTCGTGCTCATCACGATGCCCGTCGGCTTGTAGTACCGGTTCGTCACCTTCACCCGCGCCACACCCACTTTGGCAACCAGGTCGGCGTAGTCCAGCGGACTCGCGCCGCTGTTCCACGTGCCGCCGCTGTTGTTCGCCACGCTCAACGCTGCGGACAGGCCCATATATAAAATGCCCTGGTCGATCTTGCGCTTGACCTGATCGATCAGCATGCTCAGCGTGCGCGTCACCGCGTCCCAGCCCACCTGCGAGCGCGCGTACAACACCGCCTCGTTGCTGATCTGCGTCGCCAGCCGGTCGGCCTCGCAGGCCGTGTCGATGTACGCCAGTTGCCCCTTGCCCCGCTCGATTGGCTGCATCTCGCCCTTGCGGATCGCGCTGTAGGTGTAATCCACCAGCACCGTGTCCGCCGCCCCGATCGTGCCCGTGCTCAGCGTCATCAACTTGCCGTTGGCGTAGTCGATGATGAAGTCGTCGTTTTCGTCGTAGGTCGTGCCGGCCGGTGAACTCGTCACCACCACCGTTCCGGGTGTGAGCCGTTTGTAATCCAGCGCCACCCAGGTATCGTGCGCCGTCACCACGCTCTCGTCCGTGACGACCGTCGTCACGCCCGTCTCGTGCGCATACGATTCGTAGAACACCCGCGTGGGGTTCTGGTCCGTCGGCGCGGCGTCGAACACCGAGACCGCAATCAATTGCGGTCCTACGGCCGCGATGATCGTGCGGCTCACGCTGTATGGCAGGTTGAGGTCGCTGGTCTGCTCGGCCTCTTGCAGCAGCCGCGACTCCTGCTTGAGTTTGGCCTCGTGCAGGGCGTCGAACCGCTCCAGCAGCCTGGCCGTCCAGGCTTCGTTCACCGTCTTCGGCGTTCGGAAGTCGCGCCGCTGGGTGTGGCCGGCTTTCACCAGCGCCTCGGTAAATTCGTGCATGCCGCGCGCGAACTCGGGGATGCCCAGTTCGCTCTCCAGCACCGGCGCGACGATCAGGTTGCTGCTGCCGCGCCGTCCCATCGCTGCCAGCCGCGCCTCGGCCGCGATCGCGTCGTATTCCTTGCGCTTCGCTTCCACGATCGCCTTCACGGCCTTCTCGTCCTGCGGATTCGCGCTGCGCACCGCCCTTCCTGAGCGGCTCCGCCAAGGTGTAGCTCGCCTCGTACTGCTTCACCAGGCTGTCGACCTCCGCGTCGGTGACGGCCTTCACGCGCTCGGCGAGATCCCCTACCGGGTAGCCGTTCACGGAGTAGCCGAAGCGGATCTGTGCTTCGACCTTGTCGCCCTCAGTCACCGCAACCTCGCGCATGTTGTCGCCAAAGCCGGGCCAGAGGAAGTTGCCGTCCTTGTCCTTGCGGAACCAGTTCACGTGAAACACGCGCGGCAGTTCGGGGATGTGCCGGCGCATGTAGAGCCAGTGCTTGAAGTAGTCACCCATGTTGTACCCGCAGAAGGGCAGCATGGCCATGGGGTCGCGGCGCACCTTG